ATCAGCAGCTCGCGCAGAGCAGCATCGACGCAGTGGCACCAGTGCTCTCTGAGACTGGAGTGAGGGTCACAGTTGGTGACCCAGACTCAAGAGTCTGTCGCCTGTACTCATCCATCATTGGCGACTACGCCAGAGCGAGACTGTGCTTGTCTACGAACACACTACCACTTTGGCTTCTGAGTGTCCTCTCAGGTGAGGCACAGATCGTGCCAACGAGAGGAGAGGTGACTGTTGCCAGACAGATCGCCCCAGCCCCAACAGTTGGCAATGGTCCTCAGGACTTAGTCACTGAGACAACGGGGCGCAGTGTCTACATGACATGGGGCCCTGACTTCCCGCGATCGCCTGACCTCCACACCTACATCAATGGCGAGTACGACAGACCGTCGATCCTGTGCTCAGGCTTGGTCAAGAGCGACGTCTACAAGCGAGACGAGTACGAGCAAACAGGCACAATGTTGCTAGTCCCGCAACACTACTTGTACTCTAGCATCGTTCGCACGTTCGCTAGCACGCCGCACGACTGCACATCGGAGTGCATCGCGCCACTCACCCATCTGCGAGTTCCACAGGGCTCTGTCCCCGTTCGTGAGCGACCGCCGATGATGCTTGGCGAGGCGACTTCCCTCCTCTCCACCGCTTTTCGCGGAGGTGTGGATGGAAGCCACTAGTGTACACACTTCTGTGCCAAGAGTTGGAGTCTCAGACAGTGGACTTGAAGCACTGCGACGCTACATCGACTACCCCTGGCTACCAGGGCCTGTCGTGGCCGCGCAGGAGTTCGCTGACTTCAAGGCATCCATCTCTTCGGCTGAACCCGCTCCCTGGGATGAGAGCTGGTTCAAAGGACTACAGAAGAAGTACAGACCACCTGAGGACAAGTCCATCCTCTGCCCGCTAGCTACGGGCATCCCAAGGCAACAGATTGGACTAGCCCTCTCTCTGTTGCCATCCACCACACGCAATCAGGTGACTAGCACCTGGCTGCAACTCAAACTACACACACTAACCAACGGACAGCTGTTCGTAGCGTTCAAGACACTCGGCGACGTCGCCAAGCACCACGGCAACTTGCTCTTCCCAGGGTACTGGACGTTCATGATCGACTGGAACCTACACTTCGGTGCTCAACCAACTGACGACACAGAGGATGAGTTCACTGAGTTGATCGAGTCATGGGTGAGCACACCCAAGGACGAGGATGCTGCTGGGTCTGATCGTGATGTCATGATCATGCGAGGACTAGACCGCCTCGAGCAGGACCTAGGACGTCCTCATGCGCCAGGAGTGACAATGGACGAGTTCCTAGAGTCTCCGTCCTCCTGGCTTAGCAATGGTGCTTCGGACTCACGGAAGCTGGAGGGCACTCGGTCAACTAAGTTCTCAACGTACGCTGCATCAACACATGCGCAGTTGCGAGTAGACATGTTTGACCCTGAGCCACCACACTACCGTGTCTTCGACAAGCGCGAGAAGGGCAAGCACCGCAACTTGATCAGCTCGCCTTGGTCTCTCTTCCTCCAGATGTCGTTCGTTGGACAGCAGGCGGAGAGGCGCTTCAAGAAGGTTGTCCCAACGTCCTTGTCTCGTGACTGGACTCCGGAGAGCTGGCTACATGTCATGAACACGATGCGAACCAAGCTGTTTGTGCCAATAGATCAGAGCAAGTTCGACCACGTGCCTAGCAAGCGGGTGCTTCTCAGATGTGCAGAGATCCTCTGCAAATCTGGGACATGCCCGTTCGACCCTGAGCGCGAGATGATCTCAAGTCTGATCTTTGACAGACTAGCGCATGCAACGCTATCCTACCAGAACAACACCTACTCACACCAGAGAGGCTTGCTCTCAGGATGGCGCTGGACCTCGC